TAGCTCAATACGAGACAGCATTTCGCGAAAGCGAGATCGAGGCCGACGTCCTGCCCGAGCTGACCGATCAACACCTCAAAGACCTCGGCGTTTCGCTCGGGCACAGGTTGAAGATACTGCGTGCGATCCGCGAAATTGGCGGTGACGCACCGGGCAGGGCTCAACCGAGCGCTCTGGCGGAGCCGAGCGCCGGCAACTCACCGCGATGTTCGTCGACCTCGTCGGCTCGACCGCGCTTTCGGCGCAGGTTGATCCCGAAGACACTGAGCAGGGAATTTCTTACGCAATGCAGGGAATTATTGATTCCCGTAGCAGGCAAGACGGAAGCACAAGGGAGGGGGTAGCTTTTTCTGCTCCGAGGCTGGCGTAGTGAGGCGAGGTTTGCGACTGAGTTTCTGGCGCGATAGCGCCAAATTTCCTATATGATCAGCATGCCGACGCTCACTGATCACCTTACCGCCAAGCTTACACGCGGCCTTGAGGCCTTATGGGACTCCTCGTCCCAATTTCGCGAGCTCGCGGATGGATTCAAAGGACTACTTGAGCGCGTCGGTTTGGCCATCTGCTTTATTGCCGAATCTCCGCCTTCGCCTAGTTACGAGCCCTTCCTGATCGAAGCTCTCGGCAACCGGATCGCGGCACGTGGTCTGGCGATGGTGGCGGTTCGGTCTGGCCGGCGAAGGGCCGCCGAAAGCAAAAGGCGCCGACCCGTCTTCAGGGCGATCCGATTCCTCGCGCAGCCCGATCGACGGAAAGATTCGAGCTTGCGGCGAGCCGAGTTGCTGCTTGCAGCTTGGGAGGAGACATCGATCATCGCAGAGATTTTTGATGAGGTTGGCGCGAGCCAGCCTTCCTCCAAGGAAGCCCATCCGAACGTATTCGAGTTCGTCTCGCTGCTTGAGTCAGCCATCGAGAGGCGTGAGATTACGAGCCGATTGAGGGAAATTGCTGCCGCTCTGACACCCCATCTTTCAATTTCACGTGGGCCCAAGATTAGCGCGGCATCGGCGTCACATGAGTTGTTTCTTGAAAATGGCCTGCCTGACCAGCCGCCCGCTTACACATGGGATCCGATCAAGTACGATTTCACCGACGGTCTCACGCTCGCAACTCGGCAAGAGTTCGGCGTCCCGAATTTTTCCCCGCAAGCGGCGCGTCGCAGAGTAAGGAAGCGACGGCTTACGAAAGTGGACTGATTTCCTCACAGGGAGGCGGCCGTTCTTGGCGCGCGCCATCAGCGAACTTCAAGAACAGGGCGAATTAGTACCTTAGAACAAAGCGCTCCCCGTCAACATATCGCGATTGTTGATCAATCACGAAGACGGGCAAATGCCGCAGACATCGTTATCATTGCCACATCCGATCGTCCCCGTGAATGCACTGAGCCTCGGGCGAGGCACAGCTGGCAGCAGGGCCAATGCGTGTGCCTGGGGTGGCGGTCATGGCTAATCGGATACGCTTGATGACGGCGGACTATGCCGTCGGCTATGGGCGTCCGCCCAAGGCGACACGGTTCAGGAAGGGGCAAAGCGGCAATCCCAAGGGACGCTCGAGAGGCAGCCGGTCCATCGGTGCGACCTTGCAGGCCATCATCGGGCAAAAGATCGCCGTCACCGAACATGGCACGACGCGGCGGATCCCGGCGCTCGAGGTGATGCTGCGTCGTCTCACCAACGACGCCATGCGCGGCGATGTGGGAGCCTTTAAGCTGCTGCTCTCGCTGATCGAGCGATACGCGCAATCACCCCAGACCGAGCATCGCATCGCCGACCTGCTCACCGAAGATCTGAAGATCCTGGCGCGCTATCAGCAGAGCCCAGGCAGCTTGGTCGCCGATCCCCCCTTGAAGTCCAAGCAAAAGGGGAGGGCCCATGGCATCTGACGCCCGCAGGTTTCAAGCTCTTCTTCGCACCAGTATGCTCGCGCTTCTCGAGAAAGTGTTTGCGACGCTTTCACCAGGCCAAACCTTCGTGCCCGCATGGCACATTGAAGCGCTCGCCTATCGGCTCGAGCGCGTGTACCGCGGCGAACTCCGTCGACTGATCATCAATATGCCGCCTCGGTCGCTGAAATCGATCATGACCTCCGTGGCCTTTCCGGCCTTCCTGCTGGGGCATGATCCCTCTCGACGCATCATCTGCGCCAGCTATTCCGCCGACCTTGCCAAGAAGCATTCGAACGATTTCCGCGCCGTTGTCGAATCACCCTGGTATCGAGACGCATTCCCGGGCACACGGATCGGTCCCTACAAGAATTCGGAAACCGAGATCGAGTTCACGCGCCGGGGTTTCCGTCTGGCAACGTCCGTCGGCGGCACTCTGACCGGCCGAGGCGGCGACCTCATCATCGTCGATGATCCCCTCAAGCCGGATGACGCCTTGTCACCGAAGCGGTCCGCGGTCAACCGTTGGTTTACAGATACGTTGCTCTCTCGCCTCGACAGTAAGCGGACAGGAGCAATCGTGGTTGTCACGCAGCGCCTCCACGTCGAGGATCTGACGGGCTTTTTGCTTTCCCTGTCGGATGAATGGGAGGTTCTCAGTCTCCCGGCCATCGCGGAGGTCGATGAGGCGATCCCTCTGTTAGGTGGCCGCACCCATTTGCGCAAAGCCGGTGAGGCGCTATCCCCCGAGCGCGAGCCGCTCGAAGTCTTGAACAACCTGAAACGTGTCATCGGAAGCGACACCTTCTGCGCTCAATACCAGCAAGCGCCGGTGCCCCCCGGCGGATTCATGGTGAGGCGCGAGTGGGTCCAGCGCTATTTGGAGCCGCCGCCCGCTTCAGACCGCTTGCAAATCCTTCAAAGCTGGGACACCGCCAATATCGGCGGTCCCCAGAACGATTGGTCGGTCTGCACGACCTGGATTTTGACGCGCGGCGGGCTGCGGTACCTCGCCGATGTCTGGCGCGGGCAGGTCGATTATCCCACCCTTAAAGTAAAGGTGCAGAAGCTCGCCGAACGGTGGAAGCCGAGGTGGGTTCTTGTCGAGGACGCCGGCACCGGCACCTCTCTTGTGCAAGAGCTTCGGGGCAAGGTATCGGGAATCATTGCCGTTAAGCCAGAGGGGGACAAGCGAAACCGCATGGCCGTTGCCTCGGCAAAGTTCGAGGCAGGCGAAGTCTTGCTGCCAGAACGCGCGCCTTGGCTTGCCGACCTTGAGGCCGAACTCTTCGCCTTCCCTGCCAGCAGGCATGACGATCAATGCGATTCCATCAGCCAGGCGCTCCTCTACACGAAGAAGGGCTCATTCATGATATCGCTTACCGATGAGCAATGGAAAGACGCCCTCGAGAAATCGAGGATTCCGACGAGGAATAGACAGAGATTCGGAAGACATAAGGGTCCAGCAGTCTTTTTCTGATGGTCCGAGTTCCCGCCTCCTAGTCTCACCGAAGTCGCTTGCGAAGGAAGCGCATATGAACAACCGCCCGCAGCCGGCCGACCTCCAGTCGCTCCTCAGGAATTCGTTGAGGCAGAAGAGCCGTCGACGCCGCGATGGCCTCACCCGAATGCAGGCCGCCGCGCCGCCGCCCGCTTCGCGCAACGACCTTTTGCCGAAGCTCACCCTTGTCAAACGCGATACGGCTAAGTTGAAGCTACCCTCGCGCCAACTGCGCAAAGTCAATCCCGTCCATGTGAAGGAAACCGCTCAGGCCATTTCGAGCCTTGGCTTCTGCGATCCCGTGCTGATCGACGAGGATGACAAAGTGATCGACGGGGTGGTGCGCATCGCGGCGGCAAAGGCGATTGGCCTCACCCACATTTCCTGCCTGCGAGCCGCGCATCTGACGCCGGCGGAACGAAGGCTGCTACGCTTGGCCCTGAATCGGCTCGGTGAGAAGGGAAGCTGGGACCTCGACGAGCTCAAGGTCGAAATCGAGGAATTGATCCTGGAAGATGCGCCGGTCGAGATCACGGGTTTCGAACCAGCTGAGCTCGACCAGATTCTCCTCGACGACGAAGTGGCGCTGGTGGAAGAGGGGCCGCTTGAGCCTTCATCCGGCGCAGCTGCGGTATCGCGCCTCGGCGACCTCTTCCGCCTTGGCGAGCATCGCCTCCTGTGCGCCGATGCCGCCGACCCCGCCGCCATCGCCAGGCTGATGGGGCAGGGCGAGAAGTGCCTCGCCCGGTTGATCCTGACCGATCCTCCCTACAACGTGCCGATAGCCGGGAACGTGACAAAGGGCAGGCACCGCGAGTTCGTGCAGGCGAGTGGCGAGATGACGCCAGATGAGTACGAGCGCTTCTGCGCTTCCTTCATCAAGGCTTCTCTGCCCCACCTCGTCAACGGCGGGCTGTTGGCTGCGTTCATCGACTGGCGCGGCTATCCGACCATACATGCCGCGGCGACCAAGGCCGGTCTTGCACCTTTTAATCTGGTCGTATGGGCCAAGACCAATGCCGGCATGGGTAGCCTTTACCGCTCACAGCACGAGCTGCTTCCCTTGTTTAAGAAAGGCAACGCCGCGCACCTCAACAATGTCGCCCTCGGCCGCAAGGGACGCTGGCGTTCCAATCTATGGACCTATCCGGGCGCCTCGAGCCTTGGCTCGGATGCTCGCAAGGGGCTCCGCGATCACCCCACGGTCAAGCCCACAGCCATGCTCAAGGATGCACTTCTCGATCTTACCAACCGTGGCGACGTCGTCCTCGACCCCTTCCTCGGCTCGGGCTCAACATTGATCGCCGCGGAGGCTGCCGGCCGCATCTGCCGCGGCACCGAGCTTGATCCCCTCTATGGCGATGTCGTCATCCGCCGCTTCGAAGAAGTCACGGGCCAAAGCGCCATCCTCGAAGAAACAGACGAGACCTTTGATGAACTTGCGGACCGGCGCAGAAACGAGGCCCAGGCGACATGATATGATGCATAGCCACCCGCGGAGCGGCAATGCTGCATGGCTCCGTAATCGGATCCTCGGCGGAAATGCTCGCGACGAAAGATCCTATGCACAGTTGGTGCGCGGCGAACCAGCCGACATGGCGTTTCTCGATCCGCTGTTCGCCGCCGCCGTGGGTCGCAAGTCATCATGCAAAGCAGTTTCTCGATGCGGATCGGCAGGTCACGGACACGTTCCGGTCGCATGGATCACGGCGTTCGCAATTGCCGCGTCTGGCGCGGATGACGAGCATTCACATGCTGGTGCTCGCCTCTCGATGGCGTGGCAATGGCGCTATATTGTAGCGCCAGATACGATTTCCGACTGCGGCGGTGCGGTGGCCAAGGGAGTCGGCAAAATGAACAGGGTCGACGAACGCACGCGAGCAGGAGTTCGAGGCACGCTTCAAGCATGACCAGGAGCTCGCCTCCAAGGTCACGGCGCGGCGCAACAAGCTGCTCGGGCCGCGGGCCGCCGAGCATCTCGACCTCGTCGGCGCGATGGTTCTCAGGCATACGCCAAGGACGTCCTCGCCGCCGATTTCAGCAAGCCCGGCGACGGCGACCTCGTCGCGAAGGTGGCGCAGGATTTCGCCGAGAAGGGGATCGCGATCGAGGCGACGCGGATCGCCGACGCCTTGCAGCGCCGCGCCACGCAAGCGAAGAAGCAAATCATGGAGAGTTAATCAGAAGCGATTCGAAGGCATCAAGGTGACGCAATCCATCGAGGCACTTCCCGGAGCAACGGCCGAGGCAGCGGTGCAGTATCGCCGCGGCGCCTTGCTGGTCGCCGGCGCCGCGCTCGCCTGGAGCAGCTCCGGACTGATCACGCGCGCGACGGCGAGGATAAAGAGCCAACTTCATCCCGCCATGCCATAACCGACGAAGAATGGGAACAAGCCGCCATCATCCAGCAAGAAAGGCGCCTCGAGTCCATTAAGGACGCGTAGGCGCCGTTTTACGGCAACAAGGGCCGTCGTTCACAATCGACTGGACTTTGCTGGCGAAGAGAGCGTGTGTGGTTGTGGCGAAGGCGATGGCCTTCGCGCGCCTCTACGGACCCCGCCGGCTGTCGCGCCTGAGCGGGGTCGCGGTGGTGACACGGGCAGGACGCCCGTGCCCACCAACCACATGGAGGCACTCATGATCAAACTCAACAACGCCCAACTTGCTGTCCTGGCGGCCGCGGCGCAGCGTCGCGATCGGGCCGTGGCATTTCCTGAGGAGATGGCACAGAGCGAGCGCGTGAAGCTCGCGAAGGGGTTGGTCAAGAAGAGCTTGATAGAGGAGGCTCAGAGCAAGGGCCGCACGCCGGTCCACCGTCTTAATGAGGATGGGCGGAAGATGAGCCTTGTCGTGACCACCGCCGGGCTTGCTGCCATTGGCGACCGCGTGGATGCCTCTAAAGGGCAGGTGAGCAGCTCTATTGAGAACTCGTCCGCAAAGTCGCCGCGGCGAGCGCGCAAAGACAGAGGGCGCGGATCGGCTGAGCATGCCAGCTCGAAGACTTCGACTCGGCGTGGTGCATTGGCTTCAGTAGGCGCGATTGGTCCCAAGGTTGACGCTGCTTCATCCGGCGCCACCCCTCGCGAAGGAAGCAAAACCGCGCTGGTGCTTGGGCTTCTCGGACGAGCGGAAGGTGCGGCTCTCGAGGACTTGGTGACCGCCACAGGCTGGCTGCCGCACACCACGCGCGCAGCGCTGACGGGCTTGCGCAAGCGCGGCTATGCGGTGGGGCGTGAGAAACCTGAGGGCGGGCCCTCAGTCTACCGCGTCAACGCCACCACAACGCGCGGTTGAGCGCGATGCGCAAGCCCTGTGCTGGCGGGATGGCACGATCGGAGCCATCTCCTTCCGCCGTCGAGGCCCTGCGACGAGAGCTGCAGGACCTTCCCTCGCTTACCCGTGACGAGTTACGGGTCCGATGGCGCAAGCTTTTCCGCGGCTCCGATCCACCGGCGCTGCCGCGCCAACTCGTCATCCGCGTCATCGCCTATCGCCTGCAGGCGAAGCTCTATGGCGACCTCGACCGCGAGACCATCCGCTTTCTCGATCGTATCGCCCGCGAACAGAAGGGGCGCAAGCTTCGAGGGGGCAAGGTCAATGGCATTCTACCCGTGGCGAGGCAGCGTTCACTCAAACCAGGGGCGATCCTTGTGCGCGAGCACGAGGGGGAGCTGCACAGAGTCACCGTTGTTCAGGATGGCTTTGCCTGGAACGAAGGCACTTACCGCAGCCTCTCGGAAGTCGCCCGTGCCATCACCGGAACCAACTGGAGCGGCCCGCGCTTCTTCGGATTTCGTGACCGCCGGGCAGAGGTTATAGGCGGCGAGCATACGGGAGCTTCGCCATGACCCAACAGCCCCGCAAAACCCTGCGCTGCGCCATATATACCCGCGTCTCCACCGAGCATGGACTCGAGCAGGAATTCAACTCACTCGACAATCAGCGCGAGGCCGCCGAGGCCTATGTCAAGAGCCAGGCCCATGAGGGCTGGACCGCCCTTGCTTCGAGCTATGATGATGGCGGCTTCTCCGGCGGCAATCTGGAGCGGCCGGGCCTGCAGAGGCTGCTTGGCGACATTCGCGAGCGGCGCATCGACGTGGTGGTCGTCTATAAGGTCGACCGCCTGACCCGGTCGCTGGCTGATTTCGCCAAGCTCGTCGAGCTGTTCGATGCGCATGGCGTCTCCTTCGTCTCGGTGACCCAGGCTTTCAACACCACGACCAGTATGGGTCGGCTCACCCTCAATGTTCTCCTCTCCTTCGCTCAGTTCGAGCGCGAGGTCACGGGCGAGCGCATCCGCGACAAAATCGCGGCTTCCAAGAGGAAAGGCATGCGCATGGGCGGCCCAACGCCTCTCGGCTACGACCTCAAGGATAAACGCCTGCTCGTCAACGAAAATGAAGCCGAACAAGTGCGCTTCATCTTCACGAGCTATCGCGAGCTTGGCTCGCTGACGGCGGTTCTGGCACGACTGCGCGACTGCAAGGTCAGGACCAAGCCCGCGACTCTGGCCAACGGGACGGTTCGAGGTGGCAATGCCTTCGGCAAGGGTGCTCTCGCCTATCTCCTCAAAAACCGTGTCTATGTCGGGGAGGTCGTGCACAAGGGAAAGAGCTTCCCAGGCGAGCATCCTTCCATCGTCGAGCGAACCTTGTTCGATGAGGTGCAGGAGGTGCTGGCTTCGCGGGCGCAGGCGAAGCGCCATGCCAGGCTGGCTCTTTCGCCGCTCGCCGGCCGCATCTTCGACAATCGTGGCCATCGCATGACCCCCGTCACGGCCAACAAGGGGGGCGTGCGCTATCGCTACTATGTCTCCTGCGTCATTGCGCAGGGCCGCCGGCATGAAGCGGGAATTGTCCCACGTGTCCCGGCTCCCGAAATCGAGGCGGCGGTCTCAAAGGCGTTGGGCGATGCCGCCCCTGTAGAGCCGCAGCACAGTCTACGCGACGCGGAACCGATTCAGTGCTGCGAGAGTCCGCGCGAACGAGACAAGGAAGACGCTTTCGCTGCGCTGGATCGGGTCATCGTCGCGAGCGACCACCTCGACATCTTCTTACGCTCGGGTTTCGAACACGATACCTCACTGTCTGGAGAGGCTCTACGAATTCCCTGGCGGGCGCATGTCATGAAGCGGCGGCATGAGATATTCGATTGCGCGGACGATGCCCGTCCCATTCGGCCGATCAGCGCTCAGGCACGGGCCCGCCTTCTCGTCAGTCTTGCCAAGGCGAGGCTCTGGCTCGACGAGCTGCTATCGGGGAAGATCGCCAGCATCGCTGCCATCGCCGCACGCGAAGCCCGCAGCGAGCGCTCGATCCGCATGACCATCGATCTCGCTTTTCTCAGCCCAGACATCATAAAGGCAGCCATTGGAGGTGCGCTTCCCCAGAGCTGCAGTGTATCCGCACGTGGAGAACCACAGCTTGAATG